ATTGCGCCACCCCAAGGCCACCAATTCTTGCGCAACACGCTTAGACATAGCCGGGGTCATATCCAGCGTGATTACATTCATGGCGCGCAGAACCTGCATCGGTGATACCTCTTGCAGCCCTGCTACAGCGCCCGCGATTTCGCCGCGCCACGGATCATCGGCCCGCCTGTCTGCCGCCTCGGCCTTGGCTGTCTCGGCAATCTCGCCCTCCAGATGCCAGCGTTGCCCGGTCTTATACATCGCCACAGCCTCGGCCCATATCTGATCCCGATCCCGCGCCAATGCGTCCAGGTCCACATGGCCCACTTTGACAGGCCAAAAGCGCCGCCCGCCTGTTTCGTCTTTCTGCCAATCGTCTTTGTTGGTGGTGCCAGCGAACACACAGCGCCGCTTTTCGGTGACTTCCAGTCGCCCATATGCAGGGCGGAAGTGTTCAACCTGCCGCGACAGAAACGCCTTCACCGCGTCAACCTCGCGCCGCATGGCTTCCAGTTCGCCCACCTCGACAATCCAGCGGCCCCGCAGATAGCTGGATGCGTCTTTGGTGTTCATCGGGGGCAGTGCATCTGAAAACCAATCTTTCCCTGCCAAGGTTGCCAGAGCGGTTGATTTGCGCGCGCCTTGTGCGCCCTCCAGAACAAGCATGTGATCAGCCTTGCAGCCCGGATCATAGGCCCGCGCCACCGCGCTAATCAGCCACCGCTTGCCCACTTCCTGCACATAGTCGTTACTCGGTGCCCCGGTGTAAGTTTCCAGCCAAGTTGCCACGCGGGGGGCGCGGTCCCATTTCAGCCCGTCCAGATAGTCGGTGAGCGGATCATAGGAACAGTTACGGCAAACCTTGCGCACTGCCGCCTCGACTGTCTGGGTGGATGCCTTGGGAAAGCCGTTGCGATTGAACCACTGTTGCGCCGCCGTAAAGTCATCATCCTCCAGATCACGGGGAAACTCCCCTGCCCTCTGGCCCGGTATCGCCGCCCGTAGTTCGTGCTTCATGGTGAAGGTGTTGAACGCCAGAACGCCCTGCCAATCCTTATGCTTGATCAACAGCGTGATAGCGTTTGCGACGTTCCATATCGGGCGGTCTTTGTCGTCTCGCACCAGGTCTAGCTTGTCGTGTCGGTAGGTAGTGCCGCCTGATTTGGCTTGCGGTTTGGTGTAGCCAAGCGCCGCCGGATCCTGCCCGATTGCGTCACATAGCCATAGCGCCGCCTCTAGGGCAGTTCCGCCGCGATGGTCTATCACAAGGTCAATCGCGGTCTGTTTCTTTTCGGTCCCGAAGTCCTCAATCCCTTGCGGGTGGATTGAAATATCCTCTTGCAGGTTTCGATTGAGTGCAGCGGATGGAACGCGCCAAGCGCCCGTGCCGGGATGATACTCTGCCGCCGGAAAAAGTGCTTTAGCCCATCCCTCGATTGCCCCAAGCGCCGCGCCATTCGTGGCCCGAAAGAAAGGGCTTTTCTCGCGCCCGGTGTCTATCCTGATAGGTGCCCGCGCCGCTGCCTGTTGCGACAGGGGAATCTTAGGCGTTAAAGCATCAACACGCGCCTGCAATGCCGCAAGGGTCGCAGTCGCCTCTGCTATGCCGCTCGGGGTGCCCGGCAGGTGGTTTCCCGTGATAGTCAGGAACCGCCCTTTTGTGTAGATTTCAACGCCTGCCTTGTCGTTCTTCAAGGTCTTTATCGGCTTGCCCCGTGCGAACAGACGAACGCCGCCCCCAGACGGTGACACCTCGCCATAGGTTTCCGCCAGGGCGATAAGATCAGCGAACCACGGCGCGCCGATGCAATCATCAAGATCAATCCCGGTCAGATCGTCGTCGTCGGTCAGCACATACCCGACACCAGCAAAGCCGCGCCGTTGTGCGCAGTTGAAGGCGTCTTGATAGCTGCCCCATGTTGCCGCGTTCGACACACTGGCGTTGCCCCCGGTGCCGGGGTTTTTGGGTATCTTGGCCCAAGTTTCCCGGTCGGCTTTCCACTCATAATTCCATGCCACCCATTGCCAGCGTGATTGCAGGTCACGGAAAATAGCCAGGTCGGGTAAATGGGTCGTCAGGCGGTAAGGTGGGCGCGCCGCATCAATCGCAGGCTCGGCCCGCGCTATGTCCTCTTGCATTGTCATATGCTGCCCTCACGCGTCGGTGAAGGTTTTGGCGATGGTCGCCAGATCAGCGGCGCGAATGGTCCACTTGCGGCCCACTCGCTCGGCAGGGATGCGCCCTGCAACCGCAGCGCCCCAGAGCTGTTGATAGGTCGGGGTTGCCCCGAACGGTGCTAACGCGCGCGGCCCGTCGGTCAAGAAAAGTTGTGTTTCGGCCATAGTAGAGGGTGAACCCCATTTTGGGCCTTGATCCTCGCGGGTTTTCGTCCCATCCTTGACCCATATTTAGGTGGCTGCAGGATCGATCAAAGCAGTGACTAATCTGGGCCGGGGGTGGTGGAACACCTTCCGGCCCGCTCTATTTTGTGGGTCCGTTTGTCTCTGAACACCAGTGCTTGATAGTCTGTATATAAATAAGGCCGGGTTCAACGCATTTATCTGAATGGCCGCCGTAGAAACCACTTGACTCCACAGCCTTATCCCAACCGTTGCCACCAGCGCCGCCGCCGCGTTCCCTGATCATCCGGCCCCGGCAATAGCTTGCGCAGATCGTCAATATGCCGCCCGCGTTCTTCGGCCAGTTGTTCCGCCGCATTAAGTTTGGCCTGTAACAGCTTGATTTCGGCCTGCAATCCAGATGCAGCCCCCCTGTCATGTCCTGCCAAGTCTGCGTGCAATGGCTCGGCAGGTGTTGCAGGTGTCGCGCCGCGTCGGGGGTAAACACGTGACAATTCCGACAGATCGAATTGCCATGTGTCACCAGCCTTTTCCCCTGATATTTTCCCTTGTTCGCGGTGTTTTGATAGCGTTGGCCTGCTAACCTGAAACATTTTTGCCGCTTTTGCCATGCTGATTTTTGACATGCAGCCCCCTTTACAGCTTGCCAGATTCGGCGCGCGTTGTCAGGGTGCAGCCTTACACAGGGAGTAAGCCAATGACAGCCCACGTAGAAACCACCGATTCAACCGCCGTATTGATGGAAGTTATCGACTGTCTTGCGCGCTAACCTTCTTCTCGTCTGGAAGAAGGTTTTGGGCCGGGTTGCCCGGTGGGGTGCACGGAATAAAGAAAACCCCGCAACGGGTTGTTGTGCGGGGTGTTTTCACGCTTGACGGGTGTTTGGCCCGTAACGGGTTTTATGTAAAGCGCCGGGGGCGGGGTGCAGATCGCGCCGGGGTTGCTCCCAATCAAGCAGAGCGCGCCGCAGAACACGCCCTAGAACAACACCGCTGCGATGGTTTCAACAGTCGGAACGTGCCGCCGCACTGGGGGCAGGTGCCAAGCGGTCGCTTGCGCCGCCCCTCATTGCTACAGGCCAGCCCGCAGAACCGCTTGCCAGGTGCTGCAAAGAACAGCTTGGCGCAATGGTCACAGGCCCGCTTGTTCTTCTTGGCCGCTATGTCTTGGCCCGATCTGCTTTGACAGGTCTTGCCGCAGTAGATCGCCCGCTTGGCCTCGATAGGGATAGGCCCGCAACACCACAGGCATTTGCGCCCCGCCCGCGCCGCCGCCCGTTCCGCCCGCTTTGCCGCGTTCCAACAGCCCCGGTTGCAATACATCTTGCGCACGGTGCCCTGTAACTCTGCCCCGCAATGGCCGCAGGTGTCGGCTAGATCGCTTGGGTGCCCGTGTGTATAACCATGGCCTCGCTTGACGCCCTCGCAGATTTCAGCCGCCCGTGGTGCGCTTGTGCGCAAAGGTAGCTGCAAAACTTGGTGCTTTCCTCCGGCAATGGTTTCCGACAATTCGCGCAATCCGTCCGTTCGATCAGCGTTCCCGCCTCGATTGTCCATTCCGGTTGCCCTTCATTCCAGCTTGGCCGGGTTGCCCCGATGCGCAGTTGCACCAGCGTCATTAGGTTGTGCGCCGCCGTGTTAGCGTCGTGCCAGCGCCAGCCTTGCAGACACAGGTTGCCCCGCACGGCATGGCCCATAGGCCCCTCCAGCCCCAGTTTGGAACCGATGTTGCCCGCCTCAAACTCTGCCCGCACGATCCGCGCCAGATGATCGACAAGGCCCCCGTGGCGGTCTTTGCCAAGGGTGCCTTTCATCGCGTCGCGGTCTTTGCGGGTGATCATCATCATGCCAAGGCGTCGCCGCCGCCCCAGTTTACTGACTTGAACGCCGCGTCGATCTGATCAGGGGTCAGCCCCAGTTCTTTCGCTCGCCCCATGGCCTCGATCACTTGCGACAAGGCCCGCGCCCGCCCGCCAGCGTCAAAGGCTTGCAAGGGACGCCCCACGTCGATCACAACCTTGGATCCGAGTTTTGCCGCCGCTTGCTCGGCAAAGATCTCGGCCATCGGTTGCAGAACCCATCCGGCAAGGTGCCGCTGCGCCTCTCGCACCATCGGCCCGGTTGTCGCCGGACTGAACAGCCCCGGCAGAACCCCGAACGCCATACAGATCGAGTCCCGTGCCGCTGCCAGCGTTGGCCCGGTCATAGACTTGGAAAGGTCGGGGGATAGGTCTTGCGCCCGCTGCCCCAGTTGCGGATTCATCCCCGCCGCGGTGGCTTGTGCTACGCCCTCCACGATCAGCGTTGAACCGCGCCGTCCCCGGAACGCGCCGCGCATTTGCTCCATATCGTCCGCCGATGAATCCGGCAGGGGCAATACTTGGGTGCCAAGGGGTGCATCCCGGTATACTTGCATCAAGGCGGTTTCCACCTCTTGCAGCAGTTGCGCTGATAGTTGCGCGCGCCGCAAAGGTGCTTGCCCCGTCCATGGCGCCACAGGATCCGCCGCAATGGTGAAGTGCAGAACCTCTTGCGCCAAGGCGGTTTCAGAGCGGTTGCCCCCGGCCTCTGACACAGACACGCGATAGGCGCGCGGGATGCCGTCGCGGGTGCTTAAATCCCAATCGGCACAGGATAGCAGACGGTCGCCCCTGATCAGAAACACACATTCCCCCCGCAAGGCCACAGAACGCGCTAGAAGGCCCATAGCGTGCCGCGTCAACAGTTCGGTGCCCTGCACGTCAGCAAGGGCGAAAGCGCCCTCCCAGAGCGATATACAGCCCTGCACGGTGGCGGTCAGTTCACCAATGCCAGACGCGCCGCTGATGTAGCTTTCGCGCGCTGCCATGATCAGGCCCGTGTAGCCCGTGCCGGATGCAGAACGGGTTTCGGGGCCAACGTTGTCAGCCTCAACATTCGCTTTCTTGAATGGCCACATGATCAAGCCCTCCAGCGTTTCAGGGTGGGTTGCAGGCCGCTATTCCATGCAGGCTTTACACCCCAAGCCCGCGCCTCGATCTGCGCTTTTGGATAGGCGGGTTTTGTCACTGCGCTGATCTCGAACAGCGCCGCGCGGGTGACGGTGCGCAACAGGCCATCGCCGCGCCCCTCGATCCGCTCGCCGCCCGGTGACACGCGAAAGCCGGGGGATAGGCCCCGGATCAAGCCCGCCTTGTGAGCCGCAAGGAAGTCACGCGCCCAAGACGTGCCGCCCTCGATCCGCGCCTCGATCATCAGCGCCGCGTCGGTGTCGGTGACTGTCAGGGTGCCCGCCGCCCGCGATGCCAAGGGCTTTTCAAAGTCATGGCCCGCCAGCAGGTGGATTTCCTCGCCCGCCTCGATCCGGTCGCCAAAGGCCCGCGCGTTGAACACTTCACGCCGCCCCGGTGCCAGTTCTGTTTCGGTTGCATATGGGAAGCGCCCGGAAACCCGGACGCCCCCATTCTCGGCGCGCAGCTCCAGCGCGCCCGTTGCTGCGCCCCAGAGCATCAGCTTGCCGCCGTGCGAACGCCAGTCAGGATTTCCAGTTGCGCAGGCCGCGCCACTGTAACGTCCATCGTGGCAAGGGCAGTGATCCGCAGGCCCCCGGATTGTGCATCCGAGTAGGGGTCTCTGATCACGTCAACCGCGCCCCATGCGCCCACAAAAATAGGGGCCACGCCGCCCGCGTTGGTGGTCAACAGCGCCGTGGTGGGCAGGAACGCCGCAGACGGTGCCGCAAGGGCGTTGGTGGTCATGGCGATGTTGCCAGCGGGGATATTGGCCAGCATCCGGTCCCACTGCGAAACAGCCGTGCCGCTGATCAACTGATCATCCATGAAGGCGTAAACCTCTGGCCGGATCATGGCATTGATCGCAGCAGGGGAACCCGCCGCATTGCCAAGCATGAAGCGCACCACAGCCGCCCGGAACACCGCCCAGGACGCCGCAGCCGCAACAGCCGTGCTTGTGATGCCATAGGTCGCGGCCCCGGTGATCACGCCCAAGGGTTGCCCGGACACGCCAGAGCCAAGGAATACCGCCTGATCCATGGCCGCGCCCATAGCGCCCGCCATATCGCGCCGGATTGCCTGTTCAAGCGCCGCGCCCGATTGTGCCAGCGCCTTGCGTGTGATGCGCATTTGAACGCCAAGGTTATGGTCTGGCGTCATTGCCCGGTCGGTGGTGGCGTAAACCGTTGGCCCTGCCACGTTGCCCGTCTCAGTCGTTGCCCAGCCCGCCGACACCGCCGACGTGGTGACAGGCCACGCCACAGAACCTTGCGCGATACTGATCATTTGCGCGCCCATCCGGCTTGCCACAGAGTCAGGGAACAAGCGGTCGATGATTGGCCGCGTCTCCACAGGGGAAGGGACGCCCGCCGCGATGGTTTCACCAGCGCGTTGTTCAAGCGCCTGCCACGGCACGGGGATGCCCCGGAACCCGCCCGCGCTGCGAAGTTCCTGCACGATCTCGGCGGTTTTCCCGTCCAGCGCGCGGCCTTCGTCCAGGCTCAAGGCGACTTGGCGCAATTCAAAGCCTGCCATCATCGCGGCCCATTCGGCCCCGGAACGCGTTTCCAGTTCCTTGCCAGCGTCGCGCCGCTCGGTATCCTCTGCAATCAATGCAGCCCGATAGCGGGTTTCGTTGTTCCGGTATTCCAGATCAAGCGCGCCCATGTTGCGCGTTTCATCATCGGTGGGGGTTTCCTTGCCCACAAGGCCCGCAAGGGCTTGGCGGATTTCCGACTGACGCCGGGTGATCTTCACTGAATCAAGCATCGTTATTTTCCTCATGCTCGGTGGTTTGTTTGCCCTCGCGCATCAGCGTTTGGACG